CCACCACCACGGAGATAAGCATGGACGATACGCAGCTTTGGGCAATTTTCTGGAAGTGCGCGGCAGTCACGTTGAGCGTCATTGCGATTTCAACCGCTAGCTGTACGGCACATCAGGACTACGTGCAGACACAGGCGCTGGCGAAGTCCGCCAACCCCGCAGCGCTGCAATGCGGTTTCGCAGGCAAGGAAGCACAGACGACGGCGTTCTGCGCCGAGACCGCAAAGCATTGACTCCCCCTTTCCCACCCACGAAACGAGGCAAGAGATGAGCGATCAGAAACAGGGCGCGCAGCAAGCGCAGAGTGCTGAGGGAAAGCTGGATGCAGTAACGATGGTTGCGGTCGGCGAGGCGCAAACACCCTCTGGCTCTGCCGAGAATGCGTCGGCAAGCTGTTCGAGCGCAGCATCGAGCGGGCGGCAGGGTATCCGTGCGATGCAGACGAGCGACGCGTCGGCAAAATCGGATGCGATTGCGACGTACGAGTCGAGTGCGCCGGCAAGCGCAAATGCTGGTACCGCGGCGGCTGACCTCCCAAACGCTGTTGGTGGTGCCTCGTCGGCCGCGCAGTCGATGGGCGGCTCTGCCAGCGGTGCGCAGGGTGGGGAAGGCGCTAACCCGGGAAACGTCTGCGCCTCGGCTGCCGATGCGTCTATCGCGGTCGAGGCTGCTGCCCTGTGCGGACGTGCCCCTGTCGGTGAATTCGAAGGATGGGACGGCTGATGAACGGGCGGCCGCGCTGGCTCATCGTCGGTGAGCGCATATACAACTTCATGCGCGGCTACCGATCACCCTACGAGGCCGTCGCCAATCGACGCTGGCTGTTTGACACGTTCGGGATTACGGGGAGAAAGAAACGTGGATCGCATCGATGAACTGCTGCTGGACTGGTGGGAATGGAGCCTGGGTTACAACACCGGCACGAACTATCAGGCGTTCGACAGTACGTGCGCGCAGTTCCGCACCAGTCGGCAATGGATGGACGACGAGGATCTTGACGCCGAAATCGAATGGAGCCGCAAGAAAGCTGTCGGCCGCGCGATCGAGCCGATGATTCTGAAGCTCGATCTCCGGGCGCGCGTCGCGGTGAACACCATGTGCCGCAGCATGTCGGACGGCTCGCAGGTCTGGTCGAGCGTCCGCGTGGACAACCTGGATGCGGAGTATGAGCGGGCGAAGGCGATCCTGTGCCCGATGCTGGTGGCCGCCGGGCTTGTCGAACGCAGTGCTTGTAAACCCGTGGAAAGTGTTCTATGATCCCGCGCAGTTAGGCAAGTTGTCTCCAGAATTTCTAGAAACCCCGCCGGTTCACGCCGCGCGGGGTTTTGTCGTTTACGGCCAGTCAGCGGCAGCCGGTGCCGCAGCGTGATACGGACTGGCCTGCAGTGCTTCATCGCGTCTCCTCCGGGTCTTCGGACCTTTCGGCCGCCTCGTGTGGGCTTTTTCTTTTCTGGAACCGTCATGGCCAAGCTCAGCACCGCAGCGCGCAAGCAGATGCCGAAGTCGGAATTCGGCCTGCCGGGCAAGCGCGCCTATCCGATGCCGGACGCCAGCCATGCGGCAAACGCCAAGGCTCGCGCGTCGCAGGCTGTCAACAGCGGCCGCATGTCGACGTCGACCGAGGCGAAGATCGACGCCAAAGCAGACCGCGTGATGGGCCAGAAGCCGGCCCGCGGCGAGCGCACCGAGACGAACCAGCGCACCCGCGACGTGCGTCATCCGCACTCCCACGCCGAGTGGGAAAACCTCGGCAAATGAAATGCTGCTCATTTTCTGGCAGCAATGGATCGCGCGATGTGCCGCCACGGTTTGCCCGCAGTCTCCAGCTTCCCGGGTGGTCGAGATCGGCATCGTTGTCTATTGCGTCGTGACGATCGGATATGTGGCAACGCAGATCGTTAAGGAAATCTTTAAACGAAAGTGAACGGAGCGCTACCCGAAAGGGCGCGGCTGATCGTGAGCGACAACAAAGAAGTGAAAGCTGCTGGAAATCGGAAACCGCCGGCAGCTGGCATGGGGCGCAAAAAAGGCTCCCTCAACAAGACCACGCGCGCGGCCAAGGATGCCATTGCGGCCGCAGCAGAGGCGCTAGGTGGTGCCGATCGGCTGACGGCATGGGTTCAGGAAGATCCAGCTAACGAACGCGTGTTCTGGGGCACGATTTACCCGAAGCTGTTGCCGCTGCAGGTGAGCGGTGATCCCGACGCGCCGCTGGCAATTCAGGTCATCAAGCGCGTAGTCGTTCGGCCGTGAGCGAGTTGGTGATCCAGACCGCGGCAGCGTTTGAACCGCTGCTTCAGCCCGCGCGCTACAAGGGCGCTTATGGCGGTCGTGGATCCGGCAAGTCGCATTTCTTCGGCGAGAAGCTGATCGAAGACTGTCTGGCCGAGCCGGGTGAGTCTGGCGAAGGAATGCGCGCGGTATGCATCCGCGAAATGCAAAAGGACCTCGCGCAGTCATCGAAGCTGCTGATCGAAACGAAGCTGCGCCAGATGGGCCTGTTCGACGCGCAGGGCTTCAAGGTCTATCGGGACGTGATCCGCACGCCGGGCGACGGTCTGATGATCTTCAAAGGCATGAACGACTACACGTCCGAGAGCGTGAAGTCGCTTGAGGGCTTTAAGCGCGCATGGTGGGAAGAAGCGCAGACCGCGACGCAATACTCGCTGAACCTGCTACGCCCGACGATCCGCGCGGCCGGCTCTGAACTGTGGTTCAGCTGGAACCCTCGGCGCAAGACCGATCCGGTCGACCTGATGCTGCGCAGCGCGGAGTTGCCCACGGGCGCACAGGTGGTGCGCGCGAACTGGCGTGATAACCCGTGGTTCACGCCTGAGCTTGAGCAGGAGCGGCAGGACTGCTTGCGCATGCAGCCTGACCAGTACGACCACATCTGGGAGGGCGGCTACGTCACGCTGGTCGAGGGCTCGTATTACGCGCCCCAACTGATCGCGGCGAAAGAGCAGGGGCGCATCGGCTTCTTCCCTGCCGATCCGCTGATGACGATCCGCCTGATCTGCGACATCGGCGGTACCGGCGCGCGGGCGGATGCGTTTGCCATCTGGGCGATGCAGTTCATCGGCCGGGAGATCCGCGTCGTGAACTACTACGAGGCGGTTGGCCAGCCGATCGACGCGCACCTCGCATGGTGTCGCACGCAGGGCTACGAGCCGAGCCGCGCGCAGTTCTGGCTGCCGCACGACGGATCGACGCAGGACAAGGTTTATGACGTCTCGTACGAGTCGGCGCTGAAGAAGGCCGGCTATACGGTCACGGTCGTGCCGAATCAGGGCAAGGGCGCGGCATCGCAGCGTATCGAGCGTGCGCGCGTGCTGTTCCCGCAGGTGCGGTTCAACGAAGCGACAACGGAGGCCGGACGTGCGGCGCTTGGCTGGTATCACGAGAAACGCGATCAGGAACGCGGCATTGGCCTGGGTCCTGAGCATGACTGGTCGTCACACGGCGCTGATGCGTTTGGCCTTGGCTGTGTTGTCTGGCGCGAGCCGGTCGAAATGAAGCCGATCGAATACCCGAAAATTGGAGTGATATGAGCATCGCACTGGAAGCCCGCGTGACCGAGATGGAGGCGCGCGTAAAGGCGCTTGAGCTGAAGGTCGATGCCGATCAGCAATTGTCTGCCGAGTTCGCCAAGCTTGTTCTCGCGCGTCTGGAAGCGCTGGAAAGCGCGAAGACCACTCAGGGTAAGCGCAATGGCTAAAGGCGAGCGCATGACCGACGCCGAACTGCTGGCGTTGATCGGCATGTACGAGAAGGCCGCGCTCGGCTCCAGCGTGTCGGTCGGCCCCAGCGTTGGCGGCAGCGTCAAGCCGGCCGGTCAGACCATGACGACGCTCGAAATCGACCGCTACAACGCGCTGAACGCATACTTCGCGCGCCCGCTCGGTAACGAGGTCGAGGACCGCTCGCAGATCGTCATGCCCGAGCTGCGCGACACCGTCGAATGGATCATGCCGACGCTCATGCGCATGTTTGTCGGCAGCGGCAAGCCGGTGCAGTTCGACCCGGAGACGCCGAACGACGAGCAGGCGGCCGAGAACGAAACCGAGGTCGTGAACTGGGTGTTCATGAAGCAGAACCCGGGCTTCTTCATCCTGCACGATTTCTTCAAGGACGCGTTGCTGCTGCGCAACGGGTACATCAACAGCTACTGGCTGAAGAAGCGCAAGACGAGCGTCGAGACGTACACCGGCTTGAGCGAGATCGAAGTCGCGATGCTGATGCAGACCAGCGACGAGATCGAGGTGCTCGAGCAGAAAGAGAACATCCAGATCATCGAAGGGCCGGCGGGCGCGCAGCAGACCACCACGTTCGACGTGAAGCTGCGCCGCACGACGAAGGCCGGTCAGGTCAAGGTTGAGTGCGTACCGCCCGAGGAAATGCGCGTGTCGCCGCAGGCTCGGCACGGCTTCGACGAATCGCCGTTCACCGAGCACGAGTGCAAGAAATCGCGCTCCGACCTGAAGGAAATGGGCTTCGACGCTGACGCGGTCGACAGCATCACGCTCGCCACGCCGGACTGGCTGGACCTGATTGCGCTCGCGCGCGACGAGGTGACCGACCAGTTGAGCGAGGAAGAACCGACCGATCCGGCAAGCCAACTGGTGAGCCTGCGCACCGTGTTCATCCGCGTCGACTTCGACGGCGACGGCATCACCGAACTGCGGCGCGTGATGGTGGGCGGCGACAAGATCCTCGACAACGACGAGTGCGAGGAAGTCAGCTACTCGTACTGCTCGCCCATCCGCATGCCGCACCGGCACGTGGGCATCAGCTACTACGACCTGCTGATGGACCTGCAGGTGATCAAGACCACGCTGTTCCGGCAGGCGCTCGACAACCTGTACATCTCGAACAACCAGGGCTACGCGGTCGACTGGCAGAACGTCAACATGAGCGACCTGCTGGTGTCGCGGCCCGGCCGCATCGTGCGCACGACCGGCGCGCCGATGAACGCGATCATGCCGCTGTCCACCCCGTCGAACATGATGTCGCAGGTGGTGCCGGCGCTCGAATACTGCGACCTCCAGCGCGAGATGCGCACCGGCATCGGAAAGGACACGATGGGCGTCGATGCGGACGCGCTGCAGGACGTGACGAAGGGCGGCCAGCTGGCGGCTATGTCGGCCGCCGCGGCCAAGGTCGAACTCGTCGCGCGCCTGCTTGCCGAGGGCGTGAAAGACGTCTTCCAGAAGATCCACAACCTGCTGCGTCGGCATCAGGACCAGCAGCTTGAAATCCGCCTCACCAACCGCCAATGGCTGCAGGTGAACCCGGCAGAGTGGCGCGAGCGCACCGAACTGAACATCAATGTGGGGCTCGGATCGGGCAACCGCGAGGAAGCGCGCGCGAATGTGGTGATGCTCGGGCAGGCGCAGGCGCAACTCGCGCAGTATGGTCTGGTCGGCCCGAAACAGGCGTATGCGACGTTCAAGCAAGCGGTACACCTGCTGGGCTTCGAGAATCCGACCGAGTACGCGATGGACCCGGATTCGCAGGAATACCAGCAGTGGATGCAGCAGCACAAGCCACAGCCGAATCCGGCCGTGCAGGTGGCGCAGATCAAGGAACAGGGCGCCATGCAGCGCGCGCAACTGGATGCGCAGACCACCGCGCAGCAGACGCAGAGCAAGCAGGCGGCCGACAACATGCATCTGCAGGCGCAATTGATCCAGGCGCAGGCCGGCGAGCGCGCCGCGCAGTTGAAGGCGCAGGCCGAAATCATTCACGCGACTGCCCAAGGCGGCGCGGACCGCGACGTGCAGATTGCGCAGATGCAGTCGCAGGAATGGCAGACGGCGCTGAAGGTGATCGGACAGATCGTCGCGCAGCAGTTGCGGCAGAACGCGGCGGCAGATGCCGGCCAGATGGTCAATCAGGACATGAGCGAGGTGCAGCGTGGTGGATGAAAGCGCCTCGCTGTGCGATTGCAGAAAGCCGGCCCCGCTTGCTTCTGAATTCTCGGTGAGCGGCAAGTTCTACCGGTGCGCCGGATGCAGCGGCCTTGTCCCGGTGGTTTGGGCTTGCGAAGGGCGCGCCATTTTCAAAAATGAGCGCGGCCACGAAAAACCGGCATTCGATCTATGGAGCCCGACTTGAGCCCTGAAGAAGA